GTTGTTGAAGTCGAACTTTGCAATAAGCTCAAGGTCGATTGTTGGATTCAAATTCCTACTCAGTTTGATTTGGCGTCAGCACAGTCTTTGGCCACGACCGTTGCAACAAACCTTGATGCTGGAAACAAGGCATTCTTCGAGTTCTCTAATGAGATATTTCTGAGCTTTACCGACCAAGGCGTGTACGGATACAAGATGGGGGTCGCCATCGGCTTCCCGTCAAACGGCCAGCCTCAATATACTTGGTACGGGATGAAGATGAAGCAGATGTTCGACGCCATCAAGGCTGTATGGCCGGGCGGCGATACGAGGTTCAGTGGTGTCGAGACAAGCCAGATTGCGGCTGCCGCTGCAACGAGCGCCTATAAAATGGCTGGGCAGCAGGCTCAGTTCAACTCTACTAGCAGCAACAACACCTATCATTATTGCACGTCAGGCTGTGGGTTCGATTACTCTGTCGTCGGCAGCAGGCCAGTCGATGCAATGACGGGGACGGCTGGCGTCGGGACGATCAGCATCGGAACCTACTATGGAGGACCGAATTTCGGTGCGAGCTATTTATTCCGTTCGTTCTCGTCCGGCGCATGTACTACCGCTGCGACGTGTTCTTACACTACGCTTGAATGCCAGAACGGCGTTGCCGGATGCAGCAGTGTTCTAGGGGCTGTAGCCGGTTATTCCGGCCTTGCTGCGGCGTCAACCATCACCGCTATCACCAATGCAGCGCCTGCGAACGTAACAGTTCATGGTGGCAGTGTGGCAAGTTGGGCGAATGGCAACAGAGTGCAGATATTAGGGAGCTTTGGGATTGCTGGATTAGTTAATGCTTGGACGACTGTGACTAATTTGCAAAACGTCGGGGGCGGAAACTACACCTTCGACCTCTCTGCCAATACGACCGACAACGCTGGAAATACACTGACAACCTGCGTGAGCAGCGGTGGGTGTCCCACCTACACCAGCGCTGGTACAGCTTCGCGGGTTGTGCCAACCCTCAATGACGGACTAATCAATGCGGCGACGGCCTACGCAGGGGGTGATAGTACCCAGCTTAATTGGGCGCTGAACGATATGGAAACCGGGACTCGACCGGCTTCAGAAACGACCGATTTCAACATTGCAAACTTCATAGCCCCTTCAACTGGGTGGCTTACGATTAACAATGCCATCTGCGGCACGGCGACATATCCTTCGCTCCAATTCATTTTGTACGAAGGCGGCCTTTCATGGAATGCACTGTCAATCGCCAATGGCGCCACGCTTGGATTGACGCCGACACAGGTTACGAATATCAACGCCTATCTTCTGGCGTTCCTGAACAGTAGCTATTTTGCGACCGCCACAAATTATTTCAATCAATCGTTTGCTGCGATGTCATGCGCCAAATACCCGGCACAGTACGACGAGCTTGGACCGCCGAACACAAATTGGCTGGTAACTTACGGCAGCGTTTATAATTACGCAGTCGGAACCGGGTCATACGGAAGTTTTTCTGCGTTCTCGACTTTTGTATATCCTTACCTTCTCAACCGCGACCTCGACCCCGCCTCCAACGACAACACCCCGGCAGGGCTGGAGAAGGTGGCGTGACAATCTGGCACGGGATAATGTTGTACTGCACACCTAGCTTACTAATTTTGGCTTGGGCCTTACGAAGAATATGAACGCACAAGCTATTATTGCTTCACTTACGCCCGCTCAAAAAATAGAGCTAGACAAAATTCTAGCTCCTGAACTAGCTTTACAAATAGACGCGGCAAAGTTCCCCCATAATTGGAAGCCGCGTTATTACCAGCAAAACGCTTGGGATTATTTAGACAACGGCGGTAAGCGAGCTTGCATAATTTGGCACAGAAGATGCGTTGCGGTGGGAACGCGAGTAGTTCTCGCAGACGGTCAATGGAAGCAAATCGAGGAACTTAAAACCGGAGATAAAATTCTATCATGGGACGGACATTGCCTGGTTCCTGATGTTGTAAAATCGACATGGCATTCCGGCCGCAAGAACGTCACCAAGTTCCAGGCGTCCGGTTATCCAGAGATTGAGACAACGGAAGATCATCGTTTTTTCGGGTTCCATCCGTTGTGGAATCGAGCCGGTTGGGTGCCTATCTCTGAAATAAAACGCCGCAATTTGTCGGTTGCCCAATTCGAGCGGGCATTCGCTGGAACGATTGATGCTGGCGACTTAGCGGAACTGGTTGGTTGTTTGATAACAGATGGCTATGTTTGTCACGGACAACAGCCGAAATTCACGAACGTAAATCGTCGGCTTATTGATCGTGTGGCGCATTTAGCCTCTGGATTGTTCTCCGTCACCCCTATTCTTCGCCCCAAGGGACGCGGATACGATCTTGGCTTGTCCAATGGACGGCGCGGCGGCGGCGAGGTTCCTAATCCTCTGAAAGAGTGGTTTAGAGTCGAAGGAGCATTGGCCACTAAACGTGAGCGACGGCTTCCGCGCCAAGTGTGGCAATGGACGGATTCAAGTGTTTGGAGACTATTCGGCGGCGTAATGGCCGGGGATGGCTCTATCTACGCACAGAAAAATGGCCGAACGGTTCGAGATGCAAAAAGAGGTCCGAGAGAGATAAAGCCTGCCGCGCAGGTCACTATTCATGCTGGCATGAGCAGGATTTTGGCTGATGATTATTCCGCGCTTTTACGAAAGATTGGTATTACGTCGGCAATCTCGAAAGAAAGTCACGGCGAGAATTGGAAAGTCAGGATAACTCGCCAAGACCACATTGCGCGCTTTTTGCAAAATATTGTGGTTATCGGCAAGGAAGAAAAACGCTGCGCTGCATTGCGGTTGTGTGAAGATCGCCGCTCGCGGCAAGCAAGGTTTGGATGTGAAAAGGCCCTCGTCAAAAAATTCTCATCTCGTCTCGCTGAGACGTGGGATATTGAGACTGAAAAACACGGCTGTTTTTTCGCTAACGGATATTTAGTTCACAATTCAGGTAAAGACGACATCGCCCTTAACTGGGCGGCCAAGGCGGCGCATCTTCGCGTTGGCGAATATTGGCACATGCTGCCGGAAGCTAGCCAAGCGCGTAAGGCTATTTGGGATGCGGTATCGCCACATACTGGCATAAGACGTATTGACCAGGCGTTTCCGTTGGAAATGAGGGCCAACACACGCAAGAACGATATGGTAATCGAGTTCAAGAACGGCTCTTTGTGGCGCGTCGTCGGTTCGGATAACTACAACAGCCTTCTTGGTTCTACGCCTGCCGGTATTGTGTTTTCGGAATGGGCCTTGGCCGATCCAAATGCTTGGGCTTTTTTGCGGCCTATCTTGGTGGAGAACAATGGCTGGGCTTTGTTTATTACGACGCCACGCGGGGCTAATCACGCCGCCAAAACTTTGCAGTTGGCGCGGTCAGACCCTTCTTGGTTTGCCGAGGTCTTGAGCGCAAAAGATACCGGGGTGTTTACGACTGCGCAGCTTGTCTCCGAGCTTAAGGAATACCAGTCGGATTATGGCAAAGACGAAGGCAACGCATTTTTTGAACAAGAATATAATTGTTCGTTTGATGCGGCTTTGGTCGGTTCTTATTACGGCGCTTATCTTAATCGCGCTATAAAAGAGGGGCGCATTGGTAAGGTGCCGATTGACCGCTCTGTATTGGTTCACACGGGTTGGGACTTGGGTGTTTCAGACTCGACTGCAATTTGGTTTATTCAAAGGGCCGGACGTGAGTACCGTTTAGTCGATTACTACGAAGCGGCCGGCGTTGGGTTAGACGAATACGCAAGGGTACTTGACGAAAAGAAAAAAGAACACCGCTGGGTTTATGGGTTGCATTATTTCCCGCACGATATGGCGGTAAGGGAACTAGGAAACAAAGGCTTAAGTCGCGCTGATACTATGCAAGGGCTGGGGTATAAGCCGATTATTGTTCCTCAATCCTCGGTTATGGACGGCATAAATGCAGTTAGGAAATTCTTGGATCAGGCTTGGATTGATGAAGTTAGGTGCGAACGCGGGTTGAACGCGCTAAGAAATTACCGCAGGGAATGGGATGATCGCTTAAAAATGTTCAGAGATAACCCGCTTCACGATTGGGCTTCACACGGTTCGGATGCGCTGAGAACATTTGCGTCTGGCTATCGCGATCCTAAAGAGAAAGTCCCACGCATTGCGCCGATACCTTCTTTTAATGCCACAATGCCCTTTGAACGCGGTACTGGCTGGATGAGCAAGTAATGGCTGACTTTGCCGCATTGGATGACAGCTTTCCGCCGGGCGATCCCGGTATCGTGATGGAAGCCAGTGATCGCTGGAAAGCTTGCAAGGAGTGGCAAGGCGTAGAAGACGAGCGTGCAAGGGAGGATATTAAGTTTGCCAACGGCGATTCCAGAAACGCTTGGCAGTGGCCTACCAAAACTTACGCTGACCGATCCGATGGCGGTAATGATCTGCCGTGTCTAACGATTAACAATACGCGGCCTCATAACGATATTATTATCAATACAATTTCCAAGAACGGCTTTGGAGCCAAGGTTAGGCCGGTTGGCGGCAAAGCCAGCTATAAGTCTGCTGAAATTATGCAAACCTTGATTGACCGCATTCAATACATTTCCAAAGGAAGCGCACAGCGTAGGAAAGTTTGCGAGCAGCAAGTAGATGGCGGCATTGGCTACATGCTTATTGAAACGGCATATGTTTCTAACCGAACAAAAGACCAAGATATTTATCTCAAGGCGTCAAGAGATCCTACAGGCGTTTACCTTGACCCTTGGATACGCGAGCCGGACGGCCTGGATGCCAATTTCGGCTTTGTATTTGATCCGATGCCGCGCAAGGAATTTAACCGCAAGTATCCTAAATGGAAAAACAAGGTTGGCACCTCACCTATAGACAGCGCGTTTGCCGATTGGATTTCCGACAAGGAAATAATGCTATGCAAATATTATCGCAAGAGCCAAAAGAAGGATACGTTTGTCTGGTATAATCAGGATGGGCGGGATGCGGTTGAAAAGCTTGCCTCCGAAATTAAAGAGGAAAGCGGCAAGGAAATTTACGACGCTTTGATGCAAGATATTAAAGACGGAATAGTTGAAGGCGGCACGCGGCCCGTATTTGATGACCAAGTAGAATGGTTTTTGATTGCCGGCGACCAAATTATTGATCGTGGGGATTGGGCCGGTAAATATATACCAATTTGCCGATGTGTCGGCCGCGAGCTTGTAATTGATAAAACGCTGGATCGGAAAGGACATACGCGGCCTTTGATCGACGCCCAGCGAATGTTGAACTATTCGGCCTCTACCGATGTGCAGATGAACGCTTTGCAGCCCAAGTCGCCTTTTATTGCCTCGTCACGGGCTACTGAGGGACAAGAGCAATGGAAAAATGCAAATATAAATCAGTATGCGGTGCTTTTATATAACGATATTGACGATGAAGCGCCGGTTGAACTGCAAAAGATTGAAGCGCCGCAAAGATTACCGCCCGCACAGCCAAATGCCGCCTACCAGTCGGCTATGCAGACCGCTGAACGCCAGATGATGATGATCAGCGGGCAATGGCAGCAGCAAACCGGGCAACGAGACAACCAATTACCGGAATCCGGTAAGGCGATAGGACAGAGGAAAGAGCAGGGTGACACCGCAACGTGGCATTTTACTGAACATTTGTCGGATATGGACCGCGCTGTTGGTATGCAGCTTCTTGATCTTATACCGAAGATTTACGACACCAAACGGACGCTTCATATTGAAGGCGAAGACGGCGAAAAAAGCTGGGTAATGATAGACCCAAACCAGGACGAAGCGGTTAAGGAGTTGCAACAAGAAAAAGAAGTCGAAGAGGCGGCAAAAATTGCTTTTAATCCGCAGCATGGTCAATACGAGTGCGTTTCCGACCCCGGCCCCACCTATGCCACACAGCGGCAGGAGGCTTGGGAGGCAATGTCGATAATTATGCGAAGCAATAATGAAATTGCCGGGTCATGTGCCGATCTTTTGTTCAGGTATGGCGATTTCCCAGGCTCAGACAAGATTGCAGAGCGGCTGCAAAAGGAAATCAAGGCGACTAAGCCTTACCTGTTTGATGCAGCAGCCGAACCGCAAATGATGCAGTTACAGCAACAAAATGCCAAGTTGATGTCGATCAATTCTGAGCTTTTGGTCAAGTTGGCGGACAAGGATTTGAAAATCAGGGGCCGTGATGAGCGGCACAATATTGAAGCCTTCGATTCCGATACCAAGCGGATGGAAGCGCAGATAAGAATGCTGATTAATTTGACTTTGACGCAGCAACAAAAAGTGCAAATGGAGCATGAGTTGGAGGTTCAAGGCAGGCAGCATATTTATGATTCAATCCAGCAGATCAACGATGCTGATTTGAACGCTGGCCCTGCAAATGGTAGCGGGAACGGCTCTTCTAATATGAAGGGGTTCGATCCTTCAAGTATTGGTGCAAGGCAGGCTCCGGACGGTAATCATTATTTGCCTGATCCAAGTCGCCCAGGCAAATATCTGATGGTGCAATGATGGCTCAACTTGTTCCGGTAGACAACGACCCATTTAGTGGTTCTGGAGGGCTAGTCCCAGTCGATCATGACCCTTTTCAGAACAGCGGAAATTATGTCGCAACAAATACGGCCTTAAATCTTAATCCACAAGAGCAAGCGTTATACCAGCGCCATTTAAGTAACCTTTATGGCTCAGGTGGCGTAAATAATCCGGACGGTAGTCGATCTTCACTTTACCAGTCCGTGCAAGAGCATGACGGAAAATACTACAATGTTCCAACAGTCTGGAATGGCAAACGCGAAACACAGCCGTACACCAATCCCACCACCGGAGAGACTATGGACGTGCCGAATGATACGGCGATCCAGAATGTAGAGAAGGCGGGATGGAACACCTTCCCGTCTTACCAGACGCCGGAAGCCGCCGATCAGCGTTACGATCAGATGCACGAATTTATGAACAGAGATACGCAAGATTATTTTAAGAATAATGGCCAATGATGGAAAGTCCTTTTTCGATTGTCAATCAGGTTTTAAATGAGACATCGAGTGGCTACGATGACTTGCGCATTATAGCCAAGGATCGGGGCGGCAAGGATCGGGCGTTGATAGAAGCGGCTGCCGATGAACTTGAAACCAGTCAGCGTACTTTGGTGCAAACGTATGCACAACTTGTAGAAACGCAGCAAAAGCTTGTAGCTGTAAATGACCAACTTTTGGCTTTACGGGCCAAAGCATACCAAGGAATACCGATGACAACTGGAGTTTTAATATGAGCAAAGTACCGTCACCTAAGCCAATGCCGCTTACGAGTATGCCGGATAGGGTTTACCCGCCCGATCAAAGAGACGCAGGGCAGGAATTGAAAGCCGGTATTAAGTCTTCAAACGAAATGAAGATTAACCCTGGTAAGAAATTGGAGGGAAAGAAGTAATGGCACGTGGTCCAGGCTTAGATTTATCGAAAGTTTATTCTGGTTTACCACAGGATACATGCTTTCGCGTTATTTCATCCTATGATGTGCTGACCGACTCCATAATTACTCGTATTGATGTGAAAAACGGTGACAATCAATACTGTTCCGCATTTTTATCGAGTGCCCCATTCGAATACAAACCAGGCGATAAGATACGGGTTACTGATGGTTTGATCACACCAAAGAACGGCGTCATAAATTGCATTAATGTTACTACAGCTAAAGAAGATTTAATTCGCGCGCTGACTGAGATTATCGAAGATTTAGAAGCTGATAGCGAGCCGCTAGGGGCTGCTGTCAGACGACTAGGATTGGCTGGCTCATGATCGAAATCAACGGCGAGCAGATCACCAACGAGGAAGCCACAAGGCTTATCCGTATGCTTTGCGAGGACGCCAAGAAGATTGCAGGCGAATACCACGGTATGAAGCGGTCGGCAAAGTTTCGGGTAAACTGGTCGGATGAGTACAAGTTTGCCAGTGCAAATTGGCGCACGTTTATAGTCTCGGCACGCGCTATGTACGCTCAGAAGCTGGGTGATCCAAAGACAAAGCCTGAAGACGCTCGCGCTATGCACATTGCTTTGGTGTTGCAGGCACAAATGGGCCAGGGCCAAGAGGCCGATACACGGTTACAGCTTGCCCCCGGCACGCAGCAATTTGAGGGCGATGCTTTTGAGAACAAGAAGATTGTGGAAAAATTCGGCGTAAAGCCAAACATGCGCGCTACTTTGATGAATAATATCGCAACGAGACATTGAGGGAAATCATGTCTAATACGGATACGGTTGTAGAACCTGTAGCTGAGCCCGAGCTGCCTATTGAGCCGATGGCGGCTGTTGAGCCGGTGGTAGAGCCTGTAGTCGAGCCTGTAGTCGAGCCTGTAGTTGGGCCAGTTGTTGAGCCGGTGGAGCCGGTCAAAGCCCCGCCGCCCAAATGGATGCTTGATCGCATTTCCGAGGAAACACGCAAACGACAGCAGGCCGAGCAAGCTACTGAAACAGAACGCAAGGGCCGAACCGACGCGGAAGCCCTAGCTGCTCGCTTGCAGCAGGGCACCAACAACCAACCTGCTCCCCGCACCGAACCGCAAGTCGATATGGCCTTGGTTAATCAAGTGGCCAATCAACAGCGCATGGCGGAAGCACGTCAACAGATTATCCGCGATGGCTACGCCGCATTTGGTGGTGCAAAGTTTGACGAGGCGGCAAATATCCTTGGCGCGGTTGGCTGCGTAAATGATGAATTTATTGCTGACGTTTTGGCGGTTGACCGTACCAACGCACACAAAACATTAGCCGCGTTGGCGGCCGAGCCTGAAACAGCGGCGCGTCTTGCCAACCTGGACTCGCGTTCCCGTATTGCAGAACTAACGAGGATGACAATGGCTAAAGCCGCCCCTGTAGTTGAGCCTGTTGTAAAGGTAGTGCCTAAAGTGGTTTCCAAGGCCCCGGCACCCGCTCCGATAGTCGAACCAAGCGCCAGCAAAACTGTAGACGGCTATGCGGACGAAGCGAGCGACGAACAATTTACAAAGCAGTTCAATTCAAGAATGAAAGAGCGAGCTGCGCGACGTTAATCCATGAAATAATCGAGCCTCACGGGACAGTCACATCCCGCAAGGCTCTAACCAATCGAGTGTATGGGCACCCAAATGGCTAATGAGATAATATCTTATAAGGACGCGAAAGCTAGAGGTCTAAAGCGATATTTTACCGGCAAGCCATGTAAACATGGGCATTTGTCAGAAAAATTTGTATCTAATTGTTGCTGTGTGACATGTGTTATTTCAAGAACAGCTATATGGGTTGAAAATAATCCAGAATTGAAGAAACAGTTTTATAAAGATTGGATTGAGAAACATCCTAAGTACAATTCAGAATGGGCTAGGAAAAATCCTGATGCTGTAAGGAATTTTAAGAGATCTTGGTATATAAGAAACGCAAAAGCCCAAGTAAAAAGGGCATCTGAGTGGCAGAAAAACAATCCAGAAAAAAGCCGAGCCAACGTCAGAAATAGAATTGCTAGAAAAAATGCAGCGAGCGGTTCTCATACTGCCGAGCAAATTGTTAAAATGTTGCGAAAGCAGAATTGGAAATGTGCTGCTTTTGGATGTGATGTTTCCATAAAGCGCAATAGACATATAGATCATATGATGCCGCTTATTCTTGGCGGATCTAACGATATTTCTAATTTACAGGGTCTTTGCGGCGCATGTAATTGTAGGAAAGGTGGCAAACATCCTGATGTTTGGAATAAAGAATTACGCTGCGATTTAATCGGCTAAATTTTAAGGTGTAGCGGAATTTCACCTCCGCCGGACTCGTGACGTTAGCGAGGCTTTTATCCCCGTTACCAAGCCTAGGCTCGGGAACCTAGCGAGGGCTCGGATATCTCCGAAGCTCCATTAATTTTTAAAACCAGCCACTTAAGAAGTGGCATTGAATTTCACGCTAGAATAGCCAAAGTATTGGTCTAGTATAGCGGAGCATATTAGGAGATAAATACTATGAACAATATTTTGACGCCGAGCATGATTACTAGATATTCTATCAGAATGTTCCTTAATACTAACTATTTCATACAAAACGTAAGTAGACAATTCGAATCTCAGTTCGGTATTGAGGGCGCACGTATCGGCGCGCAACTGCGCATTCGCTACGCCAACCAATATACCGTAACTGACGGCCCCGGCATTTCGATCCAGGACACAACCGAACAGCAATTCTTGCTGGCGGTGGCCACGCAGCGGCATGTGGACGTGGCGTTTACATCTGCGGAAACCACGTTGGACGTTGATGACTACATGGAACGCATTGTGCTTCCGCGCGTCAATGCGCTGGCTGCCAACGTCGCGCTTCAGGTTATGGTCAACACCGCGACTTCGGTGCGCAATATTACGGCCAACGTTGATGCCAATAACAACATCCTTCCTATTACGGATGGACCTATTGCGCTTGCCCGCGCTTTGCTGGAGGAAAACTCCGCGCCTAACTTTGGCGAAATGGGTATGCGCAAGGTTGTCTTGGCTCCGCGTTCCGATACTCGTATCCAGCAAGCGTTGCGTGGCTTGCTAAACCCGGTCGAGTCCATCAGCCGTCAGTACAATACAGGCATGATGTACGAAGCTTTGCAGTTCCGTATGTTCGAGGATCAGTCGGTGGTGTCCCACACAACTGGCAGCTTGGCCACGGCAACTGTTAACGGGGCTACGCAGACCGGACAGGCTTTGGTGGTGAACGCGTTAGGCGGAACGGTCAATGCCGGCGATGTGTTTACCATTGCCGGTGTTTACGCGGTAAACCGGGTGAACTACTCTTCGCTCGGCACCTTAGCACAGTTTGTTGCTACGGCTAATGCGGCGGCGAATGCCACTTCGGTTTCGTTCTACCCGCCCATTATCCCTCCTGCCAGCGCTGTGCCTTACGCTGGGCTGCCTTACACGCCGCAGCAGTACCAGACCGTTACGGCAAGCCCGGCAGCCAACGCGGTTATTACGCCATTCGCCAATGCGAGCGTCACCTACCGCGAAAACCTGGCTTACGCGCCGGACGCGATCACGCTGGTTGTCGCGCCACTCTGGATACCGCCCAACGAAAAGGGAGTAATCGCGGCGGCTCGGCATGAGTTTGATAGACTATCAATGCGTAGTTTAGTTTGCTATGAAGCCACCACCGACCAACCGATCGACAGGTTAGATATCTTATTTGGCAGTGGAGTGCCTCGCCCTGAGTGGATTGTACAGGCGGCTGATAGTACACCGTGATCTGAGTACTTGAACTATACTTAGATTAAAAATTGATTGACATGGGAGTACGGTACCTATAATAAAAGACAGGCCTCACCGATGCTATCAACATCGAGTGAGGCCCTAACCACAACGAGTGCAGGAGGCACCCATGATGGCTACCGATCTCATATCACGCCAAGATGCAAAAGCTAAAGGATTGCTCCGGTATTTTACCGGGCAAGCTTGCACTTATGGGCATATTGCTGAACGGCAAGTTTCAAATGGTATTTGTCTGAAATGCCGCAAAGATATTGAAAAACGCCATCGTGAGGCTCATCCTGAAAAATTCAGAACGAAATGGCGTAATTATGAAAGAAACGCTTCGCTCGAACGGAAAGAGCAAAAGCGTTTAGCTAATAAGAAATATGGTAATTCTCATAAGAAAGAGGCATCTGCTAGATCCAGAAAATGGGAAAAGGATAATCCTGAACGCCGTCGCGAAATTGATAAAAAATGGCGCGATGATAATCCTCAGAAAATAAGAGAAAAAAATAGAAATTACAAAACTAAACATGCAGAGCGTCTTGCTCCAATTGCAATTGAGAGAACATTGCAATGGCGCACCAACAATCCAGAAAAGGTTCTGGAGAATGGCCGAAAAGGTTCTCATGTACGCCGTGCTCGCAAATATAAATCTGGTGGTTCTTACACCAATGATCAAATTCGCGAATTGCTGAAACAGCAGGACTGGACATGTATTTATTGTTCATCCTCTTTGAGGGAAAAAAGAGAATTAGATCATATAATGCCTCTTGCTAGAGGTGGTTCTAATGATATTGCAAACTTGCAATGGCTTTGTTCGCCTTGCAATCGAGAGAAAAGAGATAGAGACCCCGTAGAATTTGCGGCTTCCATTTTAGTTACCAAAAATCGGCCTTCCCTCTGCTAGGTCCGGCCGCACTCAGAGCAAAGACGCTTTTGGTCCGTTCCGATTTTTGGTTTCATGTGCATTGCGGAAACCAGAAGAAGAAAGTACAGCGCGCCATTGTTGGAATGAGCCAATAATTGCGCGTTGTCTCGGCCATTTATTTTTATAGGAGATTATTATTATGTTTGACCAAGAAAACCATACTATCGATCCTGTTACCGGCTTTGTTATTCATAAAGATGACGGCCATCTTATCGGCATTGAACAAGTGCCTGCACCTGTTGTTCGTGGCGTGGAATGGCCAAAATGGGTTGTTCCACATGATAGCCAAATCCAACGCAAGAAAACCGAAGGCGCGCCCGATCATGTAAGCACGCCTGGGTTTGCCAATTACCATGTCAACCGCGTTAATGGCGAGGTTATGGTTCTGGTTGCCGACGAAGATGAGGAAAAGGTAGCTACAGGCGAATACAAAGAGGCGGAAGTTGAACCGCTTGTTGATGACGACACTACGCGGCGCGCTGTTCGTGCCGATGTAGCGCGGGCTAAGTTGGCGCTGGCCAATGCTCTGGCTAGAGAAGAAGCCCAAAAACAGGACGATATTGAAAACAAAGAAGTTGCGCGCCGAGTTACTGAAAGACAGGAACTAGAGGTACGCAATCTTGAAGCAGCCGATGCCGCCGCCAAGGCACAGCGTGAGCGGACGGCCGGTAGCTTGGGTGTTGATGTTGACCCGCGTTACGTGCCGTCAACTGTCAGGCCGGGAGATTGGCGTGGTAAGACAGGCGATACTGGGCCTGTTGTCAATTCTGACGTTGATCCGCGCTCTGCGCCATCAAATGTCAGGACGGCTGATCGTCCTCCCTATACCCCTGGGCAACCTTATAACCGCCCTGTCGAGCGGTCTTATACCCCTAACGCCCAGACCGAGCCTGCTGTCCCAACTGAACAACGTGTCCCCGGTCAGCTAAACCGCGCTACCCCTGTTTACCCCACTAACAAAGGATAAATAAGCTATGGCTTTTGTTCTCCCTTCCCGACGCGAAGTTGGCGTTCTCTCACCTGATATTGCCGGGGAGGGAGCAAAAGTTCTTATGTCCGATGGCGACGTGATTAGTTTTAATATGCCGCCGCCTAAGCCTGTAATGCCGGATTGGAGTGGTATCAAATCAATCCGGCATTATTTCAACCGTACCGGCTACAGGGTTTATCCAGCTTGGCTTTATCATCCGACTGAGCAGCCGCGTGTTGTTAAGGATGAACATGAGGCAGCCGAGCTTGGCGTTTGCTACCGTGACGCATCGATAGAAGAGAAAGGCCGCTATGGTCTTGAGCATGTTTGGGATTGGAAAGACGATAGCCCGTGGCGTCCGCAGCCTTATGCGGGGACGACAAAATTTGATCCCAACAAAGCCGAACAAGGCAAGGTCTATATTGCTACGCCGCAATCACAGCATTCTTCAAATCGTGAGTTGCTCAATACGGTCTTGCCGGAAGTAACAGCAGCCGTAGTTGCCGCTTTGAAACAGGGTGGATCAGTTGCACCCGGCAAAGTAAATCCTGAACAGTGGGATGAATTTCTTGCATTCCAAGCTTGGAAAAAAACCCAAGAAGCAATCGACGCCATTATACCGGCCACGGCGGCTGTTGAAGAGATAGTCGAGAAAGAGGCCGAGGTGGTTGATACAAACTTGCCTCCCGAGCAGGAGCGCGAGCTTTGGCTTGAGGAAGCTAATCGTAAGGGCGTAAAGGTTGACGGGCGTTGGTCTTTAGAACGCTTGCGCACGGAAGTTGAGAAGGCAGCCTAATGTCTATGCCCCCGGTAGAACCGGCGCTGCCCGTTGATACTTGCGGGCAGCTTTTAACCAATATGCTGGTTGACGCTGGGGTTGTAGGCATAGACGAATCTATCGAGCCTGAAATATTGAACAGAGCTTTTAAGCAGGTCAATTGGCTGCTGGCACAGTGGGCGAGAAAGAGGTGGCTGGTTTACCGCATTCAGGACTATTCGGTAGTTTGTACCGGAGCTAAAAGCTATTCGGTTGGCTTAAGGGCCGACATTAACATAAATCCGCGACCGGATCGGCTTGAATATGCTTTCCTTCGGTTCCTCAATAACCCGGCTGGCAATCTAGCGGTTGATATTCCGCTGGATATAATTCCAAGCCACGAGGATTATTCCAGGATTCCGGTAAAAAACATCGGCACGCTCGCTTGGCGTATTTTTTATGACCCGATCTGGCCGGTAGGCGTGCTATTCCCTTGGCCCGTGCCGCAGTCTTCAATCTATGAAATACATTGCGGGTTTAAGGTGGTCTTGCCCCGTTTTAATTCGGTACAGCAGCCGATAAATTTCCCGGCTGAATACGAAGCTGCTTTAAATTGGTGTGGGGCACGCAGGCTAAGGGCCAGTTATCAAATGCCTGCTGATCCCACGGTAGACGCTCTTGCGCGGGACGCTTTGAATACAATCCGATTGGCTAACCAAGCTATGGGTGTTTTGAGAATGCCGATGTTTTTACGAAACAGGGGCAGATCGTATTCGTATCAATCGGATGACGCTGGAATTTAAATTTTATTTTCAAGGAGAACTATAATGAAAGATTTTCTTAAAGTAATTGCTTATTCGATCTTATTTATCGCCGTTCCCATCTTTGCCTTTGGCTACACGGTAGGAACGCCTCCTACAAATGGACCACAGCTCATAGACGGTACTTGGTCAAACGGTCTAGCCAACGGTAATAACCGTTCCTATCAATCTGGAATTACGGCAATAGGAAGCTCCCAAGCTACAGCCCTTCAACTTCCAGCGGGGATTGCTTTGATGGAGGTAGATACCGTTGCTGGAAGTACCGGGGTCGCTTTGCCGCCGTGTCTTGCCGGCACTACAACTAGAATTTATAACGCGAGCGGAACGACCGTTACAATTTATCCTGCTATTGCGAATAACCCGAATACCGCTGCGCAAGATACAATTAACGCCGGCACCTCTACTACACTGGTAACACACGTAGGCAGTGCTTTTAATTGTGCCAAAGATGGAAATTGGTTTAAATAAATGGGCAAAGGTCTAAACCGCGAAAGGCGCAGGCAAAAGCAGCAGCGGGACCAAGCGCCGTTCTCGGCTGTTTTTATGGATGATCGTGCTTTAGAGAAAGCGCCAAAACATGAGGCCACGCCTGCAACTTTACGGCTGGTTCGACCAGCGGACGAACACATTCCGATTGAGCCGGTTGCCACCAGACGCCCCGGTGAGGTTATCGGTCCCGTTCGAGAGCCAAAGCGAGGCAATGACTTCGGCGGAACGGAAGAGGGCGGACATAATGTGGATACCGCCCCTGACGATGGAGCAGATGATGCGCCAAGCGTCGTAAGGTCTTTTGACGCAGAGGCAATCAATAAAGTCTTTAACGATCCGGCTGTATTTCCGCTAATTGCCGCGCCGGGTAGCGCGCCAATTGATGTCACTCCGCTTCTTCAAGACCAACGCAATATATTGCTAGTGGCCGAAGGTGGCGGGGTTTTATTTATTTGGCAAGAGGCGGGTACTTATGAAGCCCACAACGCTTTGGCCAAAGCAAGGGTTGCCTTGGCAACTTGCAGATGGATGTTTACTCATACGGACTGCATGGAGATTTTGATTAGAGTACCGGCTATCAATCAAGCGGCAGATGAGTTTTGCAAATTGATTGGAGCAACTAAGGAATTTGAGCGTAAGGAAATTTGGCAAGCGGAAGAGGGAGCCGTTGATATGGCTTTCTGGTCTTTGCAATATTATGGCTGGGTCAGGAACACTTTCACTTTAAAGAAATCAGGTCAAAAGCTTCATCAGAAATTAGTCGAGGAATACGCACGGTTAGGGCACGCTGAACTTGCGCGTACAGACGAAGACTGCCACGAACTTTATAGCGGCGTTTGCTTTGAAACCATACTAGGTGGCCAATTAGACAAGGCCGTTATTCTTTATAATCGTTGGGCACGCTTTGCCGGCTACGCGCAGATTTCCTTGGTTTCCCACGATCCGCCTTTAATTGATATTGCCGAATCTCTTTTGCAAATTACCGGCGATACTTTCAAAGTTATATTGGTACGGAAATAAAATGGTCGCACTTCCATTAACATCGGGCGCGTACTCGTCTCAAGGGTACATAGCAAATGCGCAAAAGTGTATTAATTTGTACCCTGAAAAAAACCCTGAGGAAACCCATCCTGAATCGCCTGTTACTCATTATCCGCGCCCTGGGCTGCTCGTTTTAAGTTTGCCACCCGCTATCGGGACCGGACGATGTCTTTACGGGGCTACCACCGGCGACTTGTTTGCTGTTATCAATCAGAACATTTTCTATATCGACCCTGATTTTAAATTCAATTTACTAGGCACAACGTTAACGCCTGGACAAAATCCGGTTTCAATGGCGGATAACGGCCAAGATGTTCTTGTCGTAGACGGATCGGCAAACGGCTACAATATAAATCTGGCTACAAAAGTCTTCACCCAAATTGGCGACCCTAATTTTCTAGGTTCGGCGCGAGCGGATTTTATTGATAGTTTTTTGATTTTGAATATCCCAGGCACTAATCAATGGTATTGCACACTCTCAGATCAAGTTGCGTTCAACGGACTTTATGTAGGGCAAAAGACGGCTTGGCCGGATAACATACTTTGCGCGGTGGCAATCGAGCGCGAGGTTTGGCTGTTCGGTACTAAAAAAAGTGAAGTTTGGTACAACGCTGGTACAGTGCCGTTTCCATTCCAGCTTTTGCCTGGCAATATTATCGAGCAAGGTTGCGCTGCTCAATATTCGCCTGCAAAGATGGACACTAACGTTTATTGGCTATCGCAAAGCCCCGAGGGCGACCGCATGGTTATGCGGGGCAATAACCAAAATGTGGCGGAACGTATTTCAAACCACGCCATTGAGTATGAATTTAGGAAATATGCTCGTATCGATGATGCAATAGGCTCTACCTATCAGATAACCGGCCATTCGTTCTATAAGCTGCACTTTCCCACCGCAGATAAGACCTGGGGCTATGATGAAGCCACCAAACAATGGCACGAAGACAACTCTATAGATAAGAACGGTGTTTTGCACAGGGCGAGGAATACTTTTACGGCGTTTGCTTACGGCAAGAACGTTGCGCTCGATTGGAACAACGGCAGTCTATATCAAATTGATCCGCTGACTTACACCGACGCAAATATGCCAATCATTTGCGCGAGGTCGTTTCCCCATGTTGCCAACGAATTAAAACGGGTTGGGCATTCTTCTTTTATTGCCGATTTTGAAACCGGGACAATGCCTAATAGCGGCGAGGATGAGCAATTTTTAAGCCCTTGGAGCGAAGGGTTTAGTTCAGGCTTTGGCCCTCTAACGCAGCAACCGTCCCCGGTAATTGTCATGAGGTATTCTAAGGACGGCGGAAATACTTGGAGCAATAACCGGGTTAAGGAAATGATCAGCGCGGGGCATTATCGCTCTATGTTACGCTGGCGGAATATGGGCTTGGCCAGGGACATGGTTTATGAGCTGTCTTGGTCGGCCCCTATGGCAACCGCATTGAACGGTGCTTTTATTGATCCTGTTCCGGCTGGCTCGTAGTGCTTACGCTTTACCCCTACCCGTTGCCGCCGGCACAGACGCCTTTGGTTACGCCCGATTCTGGCGCGGCTTCCTTAATAGGCCGGCAGCTTCTACTCGCTTTGCTAAATCGCACTGGTGGTTCGTCAGGCGCGCCTAGTGTTGGTGTTGGACTTGTTGTGGGGGCAGCAGCGTTTAATATAGTAAACGACTGGAACGAGTTTGATACGGTGCCAGTCGGCGGAATTGCTATAATACCTGTTTTGAACGTAGGTGCTGAAATTGTTGTTTTTAATGGCGACGCGCCTTCTTTAAGCATTCAACCTCAAAGCAATATGAAAATTGATGCTTTGGGGTTGGGTGTGGGGTATGTCTTGACATCATTGAAGATGCAGATTTTCAAATGCTGGGCACCGACACAAATTAGATCGACACAACTAGGATGAACGAAATAAAGACAGTTGAGGAAATGACTAACCGCGAGGTAGTCAACGCCCTTGAACTTGAAATGCTCAAGATGCCTCAACTTGACTTGTCGGTTAAGCATTATTTTTCACCGGGGATTTACGCACGCGAGCTTTTTATTCCGGCCGGCACGTTGCTTACTGGGAAAGTCCACAAATTTGAACATTTAAATATTATGTCGCAGGGCGATATGTCCGTCCTGACCGAAAACGGCATTAAGCGGGTACAAGCGCCTTTTACTATTGTTTCCCCTGCTGGAACGAAACGAATTGCATTTGCCCATGCAGATTCTGTGTGGACAACAATACACGCTACCGAAGAAACCGATCTCGATAAAATCGAAAATCTTTTAATTGCCAATAGCGATGCTGAATATTCAGAATTTATTTTAGCCGTAATGGAAACCAAGAAATGTCTTTCATAGCAACGGCAATTGCTGGCTCTGGAGTCGCGGGACTTGTTGGATCGGTGATTCAATCAAGCGCCGCGTCCAAAGCGTCGGCAGCGTCTATTGCCGCACAGCAAGGCATGTTTAATACTTCTGTTGGCTTAAATCAGCCTTTCATTAATGCCGGGCAAACTGCCAGTGGAACATTGACTAACCTTTTAACGCCCGGCCCTAATCAAACGGCAACATTGAACCAATTGCCTGGGTATCAGTTTGCACAGGATTGGGGACAAAAGGCAGTTCAAAATATTGGATCAACACAAGGATTGGGGGGAAACACACTTACTGCTGGCGCAAATTTTGCGACTGGGTTAGCTCAACAGCAGTTTGGTTCGCTGGCAGGATTGTTGCAGAACCAAGTTAATAGTGGAGTCGGTGCCGCAGGCGGTCTTACTCAAGCTGCAACTCAAACCGGGGCCGGTACAGGGGCTAGCGCGGCAAGTGGAATTATGGGGTCGGCTAACGCACTTGCCGGCGGCCTTACGGGGGCTGGAAATACAGCGGTGAACGGTTTGTTGTTGAACAAATTGTTTAGCGGGGGGGCAAATTCTAATGCTTCCCAGCAACTTGGTATCTATAATTCAAATGCCGGTGGGATATCTGTTAATGATGCGCAATATGCCTTTTAATTGAACAAGGCAAATTAAATGCCCAACCCTCTTCAATCAGACATGACGCCAGCCCCTGTACCAGCGCAGCCTAACGCTATTCAGCAAGGCGGTGGGGCTCAGCCTATGGGGCCACAACAGGGCGCTCCCCAAGGAGCGCAGCAAGCCCCGCCTGCACCTACGCACGCGCAGACTGTAGCGGCCTTAAGGCACTTTACTGCCTTAAAGCAGGAACTAACCGTGCTGCTTAAAAACCCCGATCTTGGCAAAGCGGATATGAAATCGGCAATTATTGACGGCGTTACCAAGCTGGTGGCCGACCGCATTGTGCCCCCGGCCGCTGCTGTCCAGAAGCTTGCGATGGTGCCGGATACCCCTTTTCAACAAAAGAAATGGGTTGAGCAGGATTATGCTCAGGTGACGCAAGCGGAAAACTCCGTTTTAGATCACCATCGCGCTCAAGCAATTGGCACAGGTAATTTTCAACTGGAAAATGAATTGCACCAGTCAAACCCAGATAACCATTTACAGGATATCCAGGGCATGATGGCCTCGCATTACTCAGGACAACAAAATGCCTGACGTGTCTTCGCTTTATCCGCAAGCACCTGCGCAACAGCAGAGCTTGCTTTCGGGCAATCCGTTGCAAATGGTCGGCACGCTGCAAAGTATGCAGCAGCTTAACCTATTGACTAAAACCATAAACGCAAAACAAGCTGTTGGTAACGCTTATTCCAATAATTTAAATCCAGACGGTACACCTAATATTCCAGGCATTGCGGCCGAATTAAAAGGCAACTCTGCCGCAGCCTTCGGCTTGCCAGAGGCACAAAGTACATTGCTTGCCCAGCGTGGACAGCAAATTCAAAATGATACTTCTCAATTCGATCTCTACGGCAAACAAAGTGGATTTGTTCAGCAGTGGATTGCAAGTCGAGCCGCTCAAGTGCAGTCTGGCCAAAAAGTTTCCGGAGAGGATTTAAATAACGACGCTGTTTCGTTAAGCCGAAATACAGGCATCCCGTCACCAGTCATAAATTCAGTCATTCAAAACATACAGAGTGATCCAGGCGGCATTAAAGGCGGTCTAATTAACTTGCAGAACCGTGTCGCCGGGGCCGGGGCAGCAGCTGGGCGTGTTGCAGCCCCGCCGGGCGTTGGTGGCGCACAGCAGACTATGCCTGCCGGCGCTGCTGGATATGGAGCCCCAGGGGCAACTCCCGGCACAATGCCGATAGCGTTGCCGCCAGGTAGAGGCGAGGCGCAAACGGCTACAGGCTTGCAAGGAGGTCAGCAATTGGCGGCCGACCGATCCACAGCGGCCAATTACCGCCGTGAGGTATTTCCGCTTGAACAAGCAATCCCGGCCCTTGAAAACCTCGGAAAGACAGGAACAGGCCCCGGCACAGAGCAAATTAATCAAGTTAAATCGTTTTTGCAGTCGTCTGGAGCAGGCGCATTGCTTGGTATTGATCCTACAAAAATTAAAGACTTTGATGAGGCTAAAAAATATCTTACCGATTGGGTCATGGCTACCGGATCGACAGGAACCAACGATAAATTGGCAGCCGCATTTTCATCTAACGCCAATGTTGGCATTTCAAACGCCGCTGCGTCGGACGTGGCAAAATCGGCGTTATCTTTGCGCCGCATGAAACAAGCGCAGACCGTAGAATTTGCCAATACCGGCTTGCCGGACAGCGACTATACAAAATGGGCTTCAACGTGGAACATTGCCCAAGACCCCCGCGCTTATGGTGTTGATATGATGGGGCCTCAACAAAAGCAGCGGCTGTTGACAAATCTCAATCAACCGGGAAACCAAGCCGATAAGGCTCGTTTCCTTGCCTCGCTTCGTATTGCCGATTCCAACAGATTAACTTCCCCTAAAGGAGGTTGGAATGCCGGGCAGCAATGACGCCTTGATGGATGCTTATTTTAATCCGCAATCGCCTAACGCGGCAATCGATGCAACCGACATAACATTAAATGCTGGTGCTGGTGGCCTCGGTTTGGGTGTACCGCGTTCGCAAGAGGCGGGCGCTGGCGCACCTGCCTTTTTTAATGAAGGGGTGAATGCAGATAGTAGGTCGTCAGCGTCGATAAGCGACGATGCTTTGTTAAGTTATTATCTTAAAGGCACAAGGCCCACAGGTAAAACTGCTGCGACTCCTAAAAGCAACTCTGACTATGTGCCAACTCCCGGCATTCCTAATATTCATATTTATCCAAATGTTACCGATTTTCCTTCGGTACCCCCAGAACGTCTGACTACTTGGGCAGATACTCTTCATAATACACAGGAGGCCATTAGCCCAACTTCAGTCGCTAGTTCAATCGGCAGTTCAATTAATGCGGCAGCCTTGCAAGCTAACAGCACCGCAAACGATTTAAAACAAAGCGGTCTTGCCGATCTTCGTAATTCGAATGTGTTTCCATCATTCCCAAGTTCCGATCCGGCTACTTGGTCGGGAGGCGGCCTATTAAAAACGGGGGCCGGCGCTACTGGGCAATTATTTGCGCCTGTTACCGGGGCGGTTAACGCTCTTATCGCGAATCCTATTACTCAACTTACCGGCAGTCCTGAATCTGGCGAACGCGCTGCGTTTTTAGCCAACGCTCTTATCCCAGGTTCAAAAGGCGCTGCCGTCGCTAAAAATTCTCTTGCCCCCGCACAAGCCATCAATACGATTGTTAAAACCGTTGGAGCCGAAAACGTTCCAAGCCTTGTAAACGTATTGCGTAATAATCCACGTTTAACTCCAATGGATGCTAGCGATAGCTTGAGACAATTGGGCCAAGGGTTAATTAGTAATCCTGCATTGCCATCTGCTCAACAGCCATTGCTTGATTTGGTAAAAAATCGAACGGCAACGGCTCCCGCCGCAATAAACTCTGCTTATACGCGAGCTATGGGCGCTGCGCCGGACGTTGTTAAGATGGTACAAGGATTAAAAGACAAGGCCGCAGCGGTAGGCAAACAAATGATTGAACCGGCGTTAGAAAATGCCGCGCCAATTCCAGTCAAGTCTTTGACTGGTTCAATTGATAGGATGATTGGATCGCCGGAAGCTATAGCTGGAGAAACTCCAAAGATTCCGCTTAACCCCACGCAAGTGAGGCTTTTGAACTTACGTAAACAGATTACTTCCGGGGAAATGGCTCCCCTTGGTGAGCGTGCTGGGTTGGGTGTTACACCGATTAATGACGCTTTGAAAGCTGGCGGCATGTCGCCGGAAAAAGTAGACGCATTTACTGAAGCAAAGCGGTTACTCAATAGCGCGCGTCGTGGTTATACATCTGAAGAAGACTTGATCCCGGCGCTTAAGAAACTAGCTGACAATCAAAAAATCGTTGGGCCTATTGATGCCGCTTTGAAAATGATCCAAAAAGGTCCAACTGAATACCGTGGTGCTGATTTTATTCATAGCCTCCAATCGCGATTGAGGGAAGAGGCGGAAAGTCTCAGCAAAAGTTCAACTGGTTCTGATAAAATCATGGGCCGTGACCTTTTTAACGCCAGAGAAAAATTGGTCGGGAAGGTTGATGAAGCATCGAGCGGAACTTACCGTCCTGCATTAGCTAAATACCGTGAAGCCAAACAAATTGATGACGCTTGGGAATCCGGGTTTGATACTCTTAAAAATCGTTCTGGCGTAAATGGTCTTGAAGACCGACCAGAAGCCTTAAGGGAGTGGATGAAAACCGCTACCCCCGAACAAATTGTAGCCAAGCGGCTAGGTACACGATCCGATATCGATCAAAAAATACGCGGCGTCAAAAACCAATCGCTTGCCGGTACTGGTATTACAAGAATTGAATATAACCAGGAAAAACTTAAAGACCTTTTTGGTGAACAAGAGGGTTCTAGACTTATTCGCACTATGGATGATGCCCACCGGGAGGCAGAAACAAACGCCAAGCTTACTGCCGGTTCAAAAACCGCCGAAACCTTGGCTGGGCAGAAGGCTTTGGAAATCAGAGATGTCGGCAAAAGCGACCCTTTGGGTTATTTAAAATACATGGTCCCGATGGCCGCTGAAGGATTTAATTTTGGGGCTCATACCGGATTGACGCCTGGATTAGCTGCTAGTGGAGTGACTGCCACTATGTTAGCCGCCAAGGGCATTCATTTAGGTGCGCAAAAAATAGGGCAAATGCGCGACGTTGCAAAAAATAATGCGTTTGCGCGAGCGTTATCTGCGCTTGGACCGGAACGTGATGATGTGGTTAACAGGCTTATGGCGCATCCGGCGGTCGTCCGCCAACTGAATAAATCTAAAAACGCGCTGTCTGTACCGTAAATAGATAATCCAATTTATTGCCGGTTCAATTTGATACCAAGCATACATTACCGGGAAAAAGATTAGCGGGATCAATCTCATTGTTATAAGGATTTTCTTTTGAAGATACTCCGTCACCTTACCGCATTAGCCATAGCCGTTCTAGCCCTTTCTTGGCAGACAGCTCAAGGGGCCACCACACTTTTGCCCCCCGGCGAGAACTGCTTTTCGGCTTTGCAGCCCACCTCCGGCGGCCCCGGCGGTACTGGAACCGGCTTTGTGGGGCTGCTCGGGGCTATAACGGCCGGCACAGGCGGCACAACGGGCACCTATGGCGGCGTGGCCCTTACGGGGGGCTCGGGTACCGGGGCAACGGCTAATATCACGGTTGCGGGCGGCGTTGTTACTGGTGTGGCTATTTTAAACCCCGGCGTGCAATACGTTGTGGGTGATGTGCTTTCAGCGGCGTCCGGCTCTATAGGCAACGTAAGCGGATTTTCCGTTCCTGTTTCTTCAATATCAATTAACTCATCGCTTGCTGGCGGCAAGATTTATTTTTATGTGCCAAATACAAACACATTCAAGCAGACATGGAAAGACAGCGGCCAAGTCACTTTAAACCAAAATCCCGTACCTTTAGATGCCAACGGCTGCGCCATAATTTTCGGCGTCGGGATGTACCGGCAAGTTTTGCAAGACTCGCTTTCGAACACCGTCTGGGATGTGTTAACCACTGACACCTCCGCTTACAATTCAACATTTTGGGCTGGCATTGCTGCCGGGACGCCAAATGTCATTACCCTAACTGACGTTGGATTTAACGGTACAGATGGTTCGGTTCTTAATTTCACGGCGCTCGCAACCAATACCGGCGCGACGACGATCAACCCATCCGGCTACGGTGCTATTCCGGTTTTGCAGGACACAACTGCCGGGCCAGTTGCTTTGGTGCCTGGTCAGATTATCCAAGGCAATGTTATATCGGTTGTCTACCGAGCCCAGGACAATTCGTTCCATCTACTCAATCCGCCAATTCAGACAGCGGGGGGAAACAGCGCCCCATTATGTGGAGCGTCTGGCCTAAGTATAACCAACGGAACATCACCAAATTCCATCATTGCTGCAACGGCAAATGCGGCCGTGACGGTGAGCAGCAGCGGTATTGTCATTCACCGTTCTAATATCTCTCTGGCCAACATCAATATAACTACCGGCATATCGACAAGCACCGCCAACGGCATGGACGGTGAGGCCCCTGGAATAAGTGCGTGGCTTGATGTCTGGTTAATTGACAACGGGGCGGCGTCAGCCGG